TGCAGCTGGAAAACACGCTTGGCGATGTCGATGCCGATAACGGAAATGGTCATGTTGTTCTCCCTATGAAACCAGACCTTCAGTCTGGCGCTGCGCCAAGGGAGGCGTCCATCCCATCATGTCGGTGACGCCCGCCGCCAGCCAGACCCGCGTGTTCGCCGGAACCGGGATCACATCGACAACCCACGGATCAGCCGCGCCAGCACCTCGGGATCATATCCGCCGCTGATCCGCATCCGGTGCCCTCGTCATGGCCGCCGCCCCCGAACAGCGGAGGGCCGCATGACCCATGACAGCAATCATCCCCATGACCGCAGATCAGCGCCGGACGCTCTGGCATCCGCGTGGAACGCTTTGTGCTGTCTGCTTGCAACCCACCCGTGGCTTTGGCTGGCGCGATCCGGTGCCATCGAAGCGACCCCGGCCGTCGGTCTGGTTCTGCTCGATGTCCTGCCAAAGCTACTGGTGGCGCTTGGCGCGGGGGTCCTCAGCCATGGTTGATCTGACCGACGAGGAGCGCGCCGCCGTCACCGCAACCATGAAGCGGCTTGGCCTGCTGATGGACGAAATCGGCTGGCAGACCCGCTTTGCCGATCTGTCAGAGCGCCAAGTCCGCGCGGTGATCGAGGAGGCCGTCGAAGGCTTTCGCGAATCGATGGCCGATATCGCCAAGGCCAATACCCCGGAGGTGCCGTTTTGACGCTGGATTACAACCATCGGCCCAGCTTCGCCGATAAGGTGAACGCCACTGTCGACGCAGCACTCACGGCGGTGAATGCCGCGCAGGCTCCGCGCGATTATCTCGGCGGTTCGCGCCTTGGGCATGCTTGCGAGCGCGCCCTGCAGTTCGAATTCACCCACGCCCCGAAGGACGAGGGTCAAGAGTTCTCCGGGCAGTTGCTACGCATTTTCGCCATCGGCCATGCGCTCGAGGATCTGGCGGTGGCTTGGGTGCGCGGCGCTGGATTTGATCTCTACACCCGCAAGGGCAACCGACTTGACGGCGGCCAGTTTGGCTTCTCGGTCGCCGGTGGCCGGGTGCGCGGCCATGTTGATGGCATCATCGCTGCGGGGCCTGAAGGTCTCGGTTTAGCCGTTCCCGCACTCTGGGAATGCAAGACGATGAACGCCAAGAACTGGCGGCTGTGCGTCAAGGAGGGCGTCACCCTCGCCAAGCCGGTCTATGCCGCCCAGATCGCACTTTATCAGGCTTACATGGAAGCCAGCGTGCCCGGCATCAGCGCCGCACCGGCCCTGTTCACCGCCATCAACAAGGACACCGCCGAGATGCACCACGAGTTGGTGCCGTTCGATGCCGCCCTCGCGCAACGCATGTCCGACCGGGCGGTGCGGATCCTGCGAGCCACGGATGCGGGCGAGTTGCTGCCGCGCATCGCCACCACGGCCGATTTCTTCGAATGCCGCTTCTGCCCATGGGCCGCGCGCTGCTGGAGGCAAGAGAGGTGAGCGACGACAGCATCCTGCACTTCAACCCGTGGATGGATTTCAACGACGGGCCACCGGCCGAAAACCCCTTTGGCTGCGATCCTGACCCTGACCAGATCGCTATCTTCCTCGACACCGTATTCAGTTGGTGCGAAGGGCTGATCCCCCTGCGCGGCTTTGTCGACAAGGGTCAGGGCCGGGACGGCAAGCCCCACAACATCTGGATCGCGGCCGATGGTACCGCCCGCGAAAAGCTCGCGACCTTTGCCGCATGGGCGAACCGCGAGGGTGCGGCGGTCTATGTCTCCCCGGCACGGTCGCGGCAGCCGGACAGGCCAAGTCCGCCGACGTGCTGCAGATGCAGGCGCTGGTCGTCGATCTCGACGCGGGCGATATCCCCGCCAAGCTTGACCATCTGCTGCGCCATCTTGGACAGCCCACCCTGATCATCGAAAGCGGCGGGCGTACGTCCGAAGGGGCCAGCAAGCTGCATGTCTGGTGGCGGATGACGGAGCCCGCCGAGGGTACGGCGCTGGCCGAGCTTTGCCGCCTGCGGGGCGAGATTGCCCTCAAGGTCGGCGGCGACACCCATTTCCGCTCCGCCCATCAGCCGATCAGGGTGGCAGGCTCGGTTTATCACAAGCACGGGCATCAGCGGCTGGTGCAGATCCGTGAACACCACGCTATCGAAGTCGACCTCAGCGAATTCGCGGACCGGGTCGCGGAAATGCCGCCAATGCCAGGCGCAGGCATGGCCAGCAGCGGGGCTGCCGCCCCCGGCAAACCGTCGCTCGACGCGGTGCTGACCACGCCGGTCCGCGAAGGCGATCAGGATGAGTGGAGCCGCTTCACCGGGGCCAGCGTTGCCATCGGGCATTTCCTGCGCATGGTCCATGACGGCCGGATGTCGCCCGACGACGGCTGGGAGGCAATCCGGGGTTACAATGCCGCAGCCCTGCGCCCGAGTTGGCCCGAGGATCGCCTGAAGGCGGAATCCGAGCGGCTCTGGGCCAAGCATATCGAGAAGAACGGCCCGCCGCTGATCCGGCTTGAAACATCCGCCGCGGCACAAAACCAGCAGGGGCCACTATCCTCCTTCACGCTGGGCGCTTTGCTCGACGACCGATCCCCAATGCCGGAGGACATCATCGCGCCACGGGTGCTCACCCCCGGTGGTATGCTGGTGCTGGGCGGTGCCCCGAAGGTGGGCAAGAGCGATTTCCTGATCTCGTGGCTCGTGCACATGGCGGCCGGGATCCCGTTCCTCGGCTTTGTCCCGCCCCGACCGTTGCGGGTGTTCTACCTGCAGGCGGAAATCCAATACCATTATCTGCGCGAACGCCTGCAGCAGATCGCCCTGCCGACGCATGTGATCGCCGCCGCCCGCACCACCTTTGTCGCCACCCCGAAGCTGAAGCTGCTGCTGAACGAGGCGGGCATCGCCAAGATCATCGAGGCAATTCGTGCGGCCTTCCCGGATGCGCCGCCCGACATCCTGTGCATCGACCCGATCCGCAACCTCTTTGACGGTGGGCCGGATGGCGGTGGCGAGAACGACAACGACGCCATGATGTTCTTTCTCAAGGACCGGGTCGAGGTTCTGCGCGATGTCGTCAACCCCGACTGCGGTGTGATCCTGGCCCACCACACCAAGAAGCTCGGCAAGCAACAGGTGAAGGACGATCCCTTTCTGGCGCTGTCCGGAGCCAGTGCGCTGCGCGGCTTTTACACCTCGGGCCTGATCATGCACCGCCCCGAAGAAGACCGGACGGAGCGTGGACTGGAGATCGAACTGCGCAATGGGCCCGCGCTGCCCGCGAAGCTGATCGACAAGGTCGCTGGCCGCTGGGTCGAGATGAACCCAATGAACGAGCGGCTGGTCCGTAAAGAAGTCGGCGCAAGACTCGATGCCGAACGGCTGCGCAAACATGATGTCATTCTCGGCATGCTGCTGGATGAAGCGGCGGGCGAGCGGCTTTACACCGCGATGCAGTTTTCCGAGGCGCTCGAGAACAGTGGCGGTCTGGGCAGCAAGCACACGATCCGCGAGCGGCTCAGCGTCCTCGCTACCAAGGGTTTCGTGAAATTCCTGCGTGATCCCTCGGGGTTCGGCTTCCCCATCACCCGGTCAAGGTTTGGCTATCTCTGCGTCGAAGGCATGCAGTTTGGGTTGCCCTTGGACGGGGTCGATCCGACCTCCGGTGAGGTCACTGCAGTGACCCGTCCGGTCCTGCCCAGCCACTTCAAATGCCCTCAATCCGGGCTCAGCCTCCAGGTCGAAAACCCGGCTGTCTGGGTCTACCCGGAAGGGCTTGAAGACGACCTCACTCATATGAGTGAGGCCTGACTCATATGTCTTCGCCAACAGTGCACTCAATGAAATCAATGGCTTGCGGGCAAATAAGAGTTAGGTCCCTAACTCATGCCCGAAGACTTCATGAAGTCTTATTTCTGAATGAAATCAGTCTCTTGTCCCGTTCGGAACAGTTAGGTGTCAAACCCCCATACTACGTATGGGGGGGCCAACCCGCAGGTTTGGCCCCTTTTCCCATCCGTATGGGTTATCCGCGCGCGCCCCCTGAGGGTGGATCTGTCGGACGACGATGGCCCGACCTGCCCAGGCACGATGCCACCGCCGCCCACCACCAAAACCGAATTCCCCTCATTCAACGGAGACCCCTCATGGCGTTGACGACTCTGACTCTGACTGAGCCCCAGGCAAAGCCCCCATTGTCGGGCGCAACCTCCCGGCTCATGGCAACTCTCGCGCTCGACCTCGGCACCGCCACCCGTTGGGCGCTGCGCGACCACACTGGCCTGATCACCAGCGCCACTGCCAGCTTTCGTCCCGGCCGTTTCGATGGCGGCGGCATGCGCTACCTGCGCTTCACCAACTGGCTGAGCGAGTTCGACCGGCTATCTGGTCCAATCAACGCGATCTGGTTCGAGGAGGTCCGGCGCCACGCAGGCACCGACGCCGCCCATGTCTATGGCGGTCTGATGGCGACCCTGACCGCATGGGCCGAATTGCGTGGCGTGCCCTATCAGGGGGTGCCGGTCGGCACCATCAAGCGGCATGCCACCGGCAAGGGCAATGCGCCGAAGGAGGCGATGATCGCGGCGGCGCGTGCGCGTGGCTTCAGCCCCGCCGATGACAACGAAGCAGATGCCATCGCGCTGCTGATCTGGGCGCTGGAAACGAACGGGGGTGTCGCATGATGTGGCATCCCCGAGGCTACGGCGGTCAGCGCCGGGATCCCGATCAGGTCAAGCGGGAGGGCTGGACGGAACAGGGTGTGTTGGCAGTTGCCATCGATGATCGCCGTCTGACCTGGCCTGAGCGGGAGCTCATCCGTCAACTTGGCGAGAAGCTGTATGGCAAGCGGCCCGAAGGGCAGGGGGTGCGTGGTGGCTAACTGGACCCCAAGCATCGTCGAAGCCCGGCTGGCCGAAGCCGCATGGGTTCTGAAGCGCATGCCCGAGCCACGGATGTCGGGATACTTCAGCACCTGGCCCGAGTTCGTGCACAGCTTCGCCGACAAGGTCGACCAGGAACCCAAGCCCATGCGCGTCCTGCCGTCGCCCAAAGCTATCAGCCGGATGGAGGAGACACTGACCTGGACGGCGGGGCTCGACCCGGTCGACGGCAAGATCGTCTGGCTGCGCGCTTATGGAATGCGGTGGAAGGAAGTCTGCTGGACCGTCGGGCTGCAGCGATCCGCAGCCAACCAGCACTGGCTCTTCGGGCTGTCGGTCATCTCGCTGCGCCTCAATAACCGTCGGTTCAACCGCAACCTGTCGAAGCAGGACGTGATCAAGCTGGCGGGTGCGGCGTAGGGGATCGCGTCGGATAGGAAAGTGTTCGGCGGACACTTTACGCAGAGACAGAAACCATCTCCCGAGGGTATGAATTGGATATACTCGGGAGAGGCGTGTGGAAGACCGCTCGCGCAATCGGTCTCGGGATGGATGCCGTGGTGGACCCCAGAGTCCGAACCGGGGTCCAGCCGGAGTCAGATGACAGCCCGATCCGCCAAGCCATTGTTTTCCGGTTCCTTTCGGGCCGAAAACGTATGCTGGCGGGCGAAGCGCGGCACATCGCTAGCGACAGGGCCGGTTTTTTGGGAAGCCACCCGGAAGCCACCGCCGTCTAGACCCGCCTGAAACACTGCAAAATCAATCCCTTGATGCTGGCCACCCCCGGTGGCCGCTGGACCCCGCTTGGAGTCCGGTCTGGACCCCGGAGTCCGGAAGCCAGGGGTATCCACTCTGATCCGAGGACTGACCCGACCATGACGCTGAGCTTTGCCCCGGATCGGATCGAGATGTGGCCGCTGTCACGCCTCCAGCCCTATGCGAAGAACGCGAAGGCGCATGGCGCAGACCAGGTGGCGAAGATCGCAGCCAGCATGGCCGAGTTCGGCTGGACCGTGCCTTGCCTCGTGGCAGAGGATGGCGAGCTGATCGCGGGGCATGGCCGGGTGCTGGCGGCGACGCAGCTGGGGCTGACCGAAGCGCCGGTGATCGTGCTCGGACACCTGACGGAGGCACAGCGCCGGGCCTATCGCATTGCCGACAACAAGCTGACGGAACTTGGCACCTGGGACGAGGCGTTGCTGTCGGCGGAACTGAACGACCTCTTGGCCGAAGATTTCGACCTGTCGCTGGTCGGCTTTTCCGACGGCGAGTTGGACAAGCTGCTGGCCTTCGTGCCTGAGGGGGACGGTCAAGAAGGTGGCGCCGGGGGCTCGGTGCCGCCGGTGACTATCCCCGAACCGCCCCGCAATCCGGCCTCGCGGACGGGTGATCTCTGGATCCTCGGCGACCATCGCCTTCTGTGCGGTGACAGCACCAGCGCTGCCGATGTGCGCCGTCTGATGAATGGTGAACGGGCGATCCTGTTTGCGACTGACCCGCCGTATCTTGTCGATTACGACGGTTCGAACCATCCGACCCGCAACAAGGACTGGTCGGCATCCTATGGCACGACCTGGGATGACAGTTCGCAGGGGGCCGAACTCTACGACGGCTTCATTTCCGCCGCCGTGTCGGAGGCCATCGCGGAGAATGCGGCTTGGTACTGCTGGCACGCCTCCCGCCGCCAGGCGATGCTTGAGGCCTGCTGGGAAAAGGCAGGTGCCTTCGTGCATCAGCAGATCATCTGGGTGAAGGACCGCGGGGTTCTGACCCGGTCGCATTACCTGTGGAAGCACGAGCCCTGCTTCATGGGCTGGCGGCGTCCGAACCGCCCACCCAAGGTGGCCGAGGAAACCCTCCCGTCAACATGGGCGCTGCCCAGTTTTGCCAAGGACGAGCGGCCGGATCACCCGACGCCGAAGCCGCTCGACGCGTTCGGGATCCCGATGCGCCAACATGTTGCGCGGGGCGGGCTTTGCTACGAGCCGTTCTGCGGCTCCGGCTCGCAGATCATGGCGGGCGAAGCGAATGGCCGACGCGTGTTCGCGATGGAGATCAGCCCGGCCTACATCGACGTTGCCGTCGAACGCTGGCAGTCGGACACCGGCCGTGACGCGATCCTTGACGGCGATGGCCGGACCTTTGCGCAGGTGAGAACCGAGCGGTTGGGCGACAAAGCCGAAGCCACAGCAGACGCCCCGGCCGAAATGCCGGACGCCAACGCAGATCCCGATCCGACCCGCAAACGCAAATCAGCAGCCTGAGGCATGCATGACCTGGCTTTTCATCCCTCCGGACGCGCTTCCGGAACCGAAGAAGCATGCCTCTTCGGCCTCTCCCTCTGCTCCGGTGCTGGTGGTCTCGACCTCGGGCTCACCATCGCCATCCCCGGATATCGTGCTGTGGGCCATGTCGAACGGGAAACCTTCGCCGCAGCCACTCTCGTGGCGCGGATGGAAGACGCGTCCCTGGATCAGGCTGTTGTCTGGGACGACGTTGGAAACTTCGACGGCCGCCCGTGGCGCGGCGCGGTGGACATCATCACTGCGGGCTATCCGTGCCAGCCATTCAGCGTGGCGGGCAAGCGCCGGGGCGCTGACGACCCGCGCCACCTCTGGCCCCATGTCGCCCGCATCATCAGCGAGGTCGAGCCGCCTTTCGTCTTTCTCGAGAATGTCGCCCATCATCTCCGCCTCGGCTTCCCCGAAGTCGCCAGCGGGCTGGTCGGCATGGGCTACCGCCTTGCGGCAGGCCTCTTCACGGCGGCGGAAGTCGGCGCGCCCCACAAGCGCGAGCGGCTATTCATCCTCGCCATCCGCGAAGGGGACGAGTTGGCCGACCCCGCGCGCCTGCTCTGGCACCCGGTCGAGTGGCGGCAATCGGACGGAATTGCTGCGCCTCTGGCCGACGCCTCGGGCCAGTGCGAACGAAAACCGACAGACGAAGCCTACACCCTCGCAGAAAGCGGGCCAGCACGGGATGAACCTCGCGACGACGGCAGCCCTATGGCCAACGCCGCAGATCGACAGTTTCCGCAGCCGGGGTGGCGAACGGAAGGACGAGAAAGGTCTGGACCGCATGGCGCGGGACTGGCCGACGCCGATGGAGAACGATGGCTGCAAACCGAGCGCGGGCAACCGAAAGACGGCCGATCTTACCCATGCTGCGGGGATGTGGATGACGCCGACGGCGCGCGATCACAAGGACGGGGCGACGACATTGGCGAACACGCCGGTGAACGGCCTGCTTGGCCGCCAGGTCCTGGTGATGAAGGTGGCTGGGAGCGATACCTGCGATGCGCGCCGGACCTTGAACCCGCTGTTCGTCGAGGCGCTGATGGGCTGGCCCACCGGATGGACCGGCTTCGCCTCTGTGGCAACGGCGTGGTCCCCTTGGTTGCATCGCATGCGCTGCGAACTCTCGCAGCTGAACTGCTGGCCGGAGGCTGAGGTGGCGGGATGAAGCAGTCCCGCGCCATGTCGCTGGTCGAAGCGGTCGCCAACGTGATCGTCGGCTACGGCGTTTCCGTGGTCACCCAGATCCTGATCTTCCCGGTCTTCGGGCTGCAGACAACGCTGGCGCAGAACCTGAAGATGGGCGCGGTGTTCACAATCGTCTCGCTCGGCCGCAGCTACGCCTTGCGGCGGTTGTTCGAGCGATGGCGACGCAACTGACCCCGCTGGCGGTGCCGGGCGACCGATGCTAGCTTTGGAGCATGTCCGACTGGCAACACATCGAGATCAACAACCACGGGACCATCGTCGTCCTGCGCCCGATTTCGGACGAGGGTCGGCAATGGTTCGAGGACAATGTCGGCGAACCTGAGCCGGGCGGCATCTACACCTGCGAGCCCCGGATGGCGCAGGACATCCTGCAGGCTGCCGCGCGCGATCTGCTGTCGATGCAATGAAACACCGTCGTCCTGCTGGGCGACGGCAATGGCATCTTCCGGGGGCGAGCGATCACGATGTAGCGGCAATTAGGCTGCATTAGCCCAGTCAGAAAAGTGACGCGAGGAGCCTGTTTCGCTGTAAACTGGATCAAAGTGCGGACGCGCTTTGGCCTTTCGCCCCATGATCACAGGGGCGGAATGCTGCAATTGAGGTGAACCCATGAAAAATGATCCAGCAACTGTCAGGTTCTTCTGCATCTTGGCTGCCGCGAAGGGGTTGGTGCTCGGGCTCTTTCTTGCTGTGGCTTCGCCAGCGGTCGCAACGCAGGAATACATCCTACCCACGTTGTTTGATGTGACCGGCGTCGCAGCGAACGACGTGCTGAACATCCGAGCGGCCCCCGATGCCAGCGCCGAGATCATCGGGACGCTTTCGCCCAACGCGCGCGATATCGAAGTCGTGGGCTATGATGAAACCGGGCGATGGGCGCGGATCAACACGGGCGAACGCAGCGGTTGGGCAGCGCTTCGCTACCTTGCCTACCAGGTCGATGTCTGGACCCCCGGAACTCTGCCGCCAACGCTGCATTGCCTTGGCAACGAGCCGTTCTGGTCATTCCGGCCAGCGGGCGACAACGTGATGTTCTCCACGCCAGATGCGCCCGAAAGCGTGATGCGGATCGAGCAGGTGCTGGCGACAGGGGTGTTCCGGGAACCGCGTCGGTCTGTGACGGCACAGGGTGAAAGCCTTCGCATGACAGCAGTCATGGTACCAATGGCGTGCTCGGACGGGATGTCGGACCGCAGCTACGGTCTGGACGTGACGGTCATTCTTGAAGGACGCGGAGAGCCGCAGATGCTGACAGGCTGTTGCTCCATCGCCCCGCGCTGAGCTGTTTGAGGTCAGGACCCCTCGAGCGGATCAAGGTTGCCAGTCACTCCGGCGGCCGTGACGGACATGAAGTACCTGCACCGCCCCGTCGATGACGGCGTAGTAGATACGCCAGCGTGTCGCCTTGCCGTAAAGCGCACGGCGGATCGGCAGATCGAAGTCGCGCGATTCCGGTGAAATCGGATGCGCATCGGGCATTGCGCCAAGGGCGAGGATGGTGTCGCGGATGCCCGCCAGCCATTCGTCCGCTGCCCTCGGGTTGCGGTCGCGCAGCCAGACCCATGACGCTGTCAGATCGTCCGCCGCATTCGGCGAGATGATCACGGGCAGAGGCTTGGTCATTTGCTCTGGGCGAGGCCATCAAAGAACTGGCCCGCCTCGACACCTTCACCCGCACGGGCCTGCGTCAGACCCTTGCGGATCCCGGCGACGGTTTCGGCATAGTCGAGCTGGTCTTGCATCTCTTGCCACGCGGCGGCGTCCATCACGACAACCGAGGGCTTACCGTTCACGGTCAGGATCTGCGGCCGACCGGTTTCCTTGATCTGCGCGATCAAGCGCGCCGAATCCCGCTTGAACTCGGTCAGCGGGCTGATGTCCTTGGTGATGTTCATGGCTTGGCTCCCGACGCGCATCAAATTAAGTGCTAGCATAGCGTCTTTTTCAATGCGCGTCGAGATGTCTGGCGTTCAGCGGATGGTGTAAACCCGTCCCCGACCGTCCACCTTTTCCGAGGTGATAATCAGGCCGAGCTTCTTCTTCAGCGCCCCGGACATGGATCCCCTCACGGTGTGACTGAGCCAGCCCGTCGCCGCGACAATCTCCTCAATGGTGGCACCCTCAGGTGCGCGCAACATGGCGATCAGGGTGTCCTGCTTGGTGCCGATGCGGCGGCGCAGCGGTTCGGCCACGATCTGGGTGGAACTTGCGGGTGCCGGATCGTCGGTGATCCCAAGCGTCGAATAGGCCAGCGGCGTGGCGCGCAGAGTGATCGAGCCGCGCTCTTCGTCGTGCCGCCAGACCGTGTTCATGTCGGTGGCGGCAACTTCCTCAAGGAGGGCGTGCTTCAAAAGGCTTTTGCACACGTTGCCGACGGCACCGCCTTTCAGTTTGGCCGTGATCGGAAACACCATCCCGTCGTCGCGGCCGCAGGCCGTTGAAAGGATGATGGATTGGGTGTCAGTCAGCTGGATCTGGGTCATCGTCGTCTCCGTATCGTGGCGCGACAATCGCGCCGCTCCTACGAGGCCAAGCCCGCCAGTCGGCGGGCGCGTCCCGGAAGGGGTGTCGTCACTCGGCGTGTTCGCCTTCCTTGAAGGCGCTGTCGGTGATCTCGCGCACCGCACGTCGCGCACGCCCTACATGCGCGAAATCATGGATGCGCTGTCGCCCAGCTCCGCCGTCCAGCGCGTCGTGTTCATGAAGGCGGCACAGGTTGGTGCAACAGAGGCCGGGAACAACTGGATCGGCTTTGCCATCCATCAGGCACCGGGCCCGATGCTGGCGGTGCAGCCGACCGTGGAACTGGCCAAGCGCAATTCGCGCCAGCGGATTGATCCGCTGATCGAGGAAAGCGCAGCCCTGCGCGAACGGGTCAAACCGGCGCGATCGCGGGATGCCGGCAACACCATGCTGTCGAAGGAATTCGCGGGCGGCATCCTGATCATGACCGGGGCGAACTCGGCGGTGGGGCTGCGCTCGACACCCGCGCGTTACATCTTTCTGGACGAGGTCGACGCCTATCCGGCCTCGGCCGACGAGGAAGGCGATCCGGTCAGCCTTGCCGAGGCGCGGTCGCTGACCTTCGCGCACCGGCGCAAGGTGTTTCTGGTCTCGACCCCGACGATCCGGGGGCTGAGCCGGATCGAGCGGGAATACGAGGCCAGCGATCAGCGCCGGTTCTTCGTGCCGTGCCCGCATTGCCACCATTTCCAGTGGCTGAAATTCGAGCGGCTGCATTGGGAAAAAGCGCGGCCCGAGGCAGCGGACTACCACTGCGAGGGCTGCGACCGCCCCATCGCGGAACATCACAAGACGGCGATGCTGGAAGCAGGCGAATGGCGGGCAACGGCTGTCGCCGCCGATCCCGGCACCGTCGGCTATCATCTCTCGGCGCTCTATTCGCCGATCGGCTGGCTCAGCTGGGAGCGGATCGTGCGGTCATGGGAGGCAGCGCAAGGCTCGGACGAGGCGATCCGGGCATTCAAGAACACCATCCTTGGCGAGACTTGGGTTGAGAGCGGCGAAGCGCCGGACTGGTCGCGGCTTTATGATCGCCGCGAGGCGTGGAAGCCGGGCATCGTTCCTGCGGGCGGGTTGTTCCTGACCGCCGGGGCCGACGTCCAGAAGGACCGGATCGAGGTCGATGTCTGGGCCTGGGGCCGGGGCGGGACAAGCTGGCTGGTCGATCACATCGTCATCGACGGCGGACCCGATCATCAGGGAGCATGGGCGGAACTGACAAAGCTGCTGGACCGGACATGGCCCCATCAGAACGGCGCGCATCTGCGGCTGGCCAAACTCGCCGTCGACACCGGCTATGAAGCTCCGGCCGTTTACGCCTGGTCTCGGCGGCAGGGGGTGGCACAGGTTGCCCCGGTCAAGGGCGTCGAAGGGTTCAATCGTTCGAGCCCGGTGTCGGGGCCCACTTACGTCGATGTGACCGACGCGGGCAAACGCCTGCGCCGGGGTGCGCGGCTCTGGACGGTGGCGGTTTCCACCTTCAAGGCCGAGACCTACCGCCACCTTGGCTTGCCACGCCCGACCAAGGAGGAACTGGCTGAGGGCGTGCAGCATCCGCCCGGCACCGTGCATCTGCCCGACTGGGTGGAAAGCGAATGGCTGAAGCAGCTGGTGGCCGAGGAATTGGTCAGCTGTCGTGGCAGATGGCGCGGTCGGGCCTGCTGACCGCCACCGCCCGGCTGGTGGCGCAGGGTGAAAGCGTCGCGGCCACCACGGCGGCAGGCACGCCCACCTCGCTGGCCCTGCAGCGGTTCGGCCATTTCAACGGGGTGATCACCCGCAATGGCTCGCCCCTCGGCAACGTCATCTCGACCGAGGTGACCTATTCCAACGGCCTCGACCGGATCGAGACCATCCGCTCGGATGGCCGCATCGAGGGGGCCGACCCCGGCATGGCCGCGCTGACCGGCCGGGTCGAGGTGCGCTTCGCCGACAGCACGCTGATCACGCAGGCCATCGACGGCACGCCTTGCGAGTTGGTTTTCGCCTGGAGCCTTGGCGCCAACGCCAGCTTCACCTTTACCGCGCACGCCGTCTATCTGCCGCGCCCCCGGATCGAGATCCCGGGCCCGCAGGGCATACAGGCCACCTTCGACTGGCAGGCCGCCAAGGCCGTCAGCCCCGCCCGCATGTGCACCGCCGTCCTCGTCAATACCCTTGTGAGCTATTGATTATGATCAGACTGAACCTGACTGCCGCGCCCGCGTGGCTGACCCTCGCTCCCGGCCTGCGCCTGCAGGTCGCACCGCTCACTACTGCCTTGATGGTCTCGGCTCGCGCCGACCCGGCCATCGACAGGCTGCCGGATACCGCCACGCAGGAGGAACTGGCGCTGGTGATGGCCAAGGCCGTTGCTCGCCGCGCCGTGCTGGATTGGGAAGGGGTCGGCGATGATGCGGGCAATGTCGTGCCGGTTTCGCCCGAAGGCATCAATGCCCTGCTGGAAATCTGGCCCGTCTTCGAGGCGTTCCAGACCCAATACGTCGCGCGCGGCCTGATCCTGGACGCGGAAAAAAACGTCTCCGCGCCCTTGCCGAATGGTTCTTCGGCGGGGGCGACCGCTACTGCGCGGCCTGCACACCCTGCGAGGGCCGCGGGGGCATCTGCCCCGACTGTCCCGCAAGACTGAACCGGCCGCAGACGGAAGACGGCTGGCAGGTCTGGGATCTGGTCGGCCGCCTCGGCGGGCAACTGCGGGTGATCCCCGGCGCAGTGCTCGGCTGGGACATGGGCGCGGCCTTGGCGATGGCAAATGCCCTCGGGATCGACACCCTGATCGCTGCAGAACTGCTGCCCGAGATTGAGGCGGCGATGGTGCGCAAGCTGAACGAACAGATCGCATCAGACGGCGGGGGCGGGTTCAGGTCTTGATCTTTTCGACCAGAGTCACGCCCGGCAGGTCTTTGAAATGCGTATCGCAGGTCAGCAGCGCCGCGCTGCGCGAACGGGCGGTCGCCAAGACGATGGCGTCTGCCGTGGCCAGCTTGTGGGCCCGGCAGGCCTCGGCGGCGGCCAGCGCGATCTCGGTGTCGAGCGGCACGACCTGACAGACCTGCGTGAAGGCGATCACCTGATCCGCCTTGTCCTCGCCAACTTCGCGCGCCAGCCATTTCGCCAGTTCCAGTTGCACCATGGTTGGCACCAGCCAGTCGGCCTGTTCGGGCAGATGTTCAGCCAGTTTATCCCCGGTTGGGGATCCGATCAGCCATTCGATCCAGGCCGAGGTGTCGACGAGGATCATCAGACCCGGTCCGCGCGATCACGGTAATCAGTGCCCGACGCTCCGTGCGCGAGACCTTTCAGCGCCTCCCGCTTCGGGACCGGCACCAGAAGAACGCCGGTGCCCTTGGGGATGAAGGCAAGGGTCAGCCCCGCTTCCCAGTGCTGTGCAGCACGGATCGCCTTGGGGATCGAGATCTGGAACTTCGAGGACAGGGTCGCGGTCTCGGACATGGTCATACGTCTCCTTGATCGATGCAGATAACGTAAGACAAACACCCCCTGATATCAAGGATCCTGACCCATGGCCGAGAAACGTGTTTCTGTCCGGCTGGTCGCCGAAGGCGGCCGTCAGGTCCGGGCCGAGTTGGACGGCATCGGCGAAGCGGGCACGCGCGGGTTTGGACGTCTGTCCTCCGAGATGGAACTCGCCAACACCCGGCTCGGCAGCTTCGCCCGCAAGGCTGGGATCGCGCTGGCGGCGGTGACGGCAGCTGCTGCCGCTGCGGGCGTGGCGATGGTCCGGTCGGGGCTCGACGTCATCGGCGCACAGGCGGACATGGCGGCCTCGCTCCGGACCACCGTCGAAAGCCTCCAGGTGCTGACATGGGCTGGCCAGTTGGCCGGTGTTTCGATGGGTGAGATCGAACAGGCCACCAAGAAACTGACCACGCGGCTGTCGGAAGCGGCTGCCGGGTCGGGTTCGGCGGTGGGTGGGGGCGCCAGCCCGCAGTTCCAGTTTGCGCATCTTCATCGCGATAAAGGCCGGCCTGGCCCATCGATAGGGGGCCTCCTTCGTCAGCAACTGCCAGATCAGCCCTGCGATCTTGCGCGCCGTCGC